AGAGCGCTTCATTGACGTTGAAGAGGTGAGAGGTTCGAATCCTCTATTGCCCACCAGATACGACGATTGTATAACTCTTTATCAGTTACTGATGAAGAGTTTTTTTAATGTCGTAAAGAAGGAGTATAGAAAAAAAATGACAATTGCAAACTCAGACAACATCAGATCTCATATTTTCCGCGTGTATGTGGAAGAACGTACTTCAAAAGAGAATAAGCCCTATAGTGTATTAAACATTGAGTGGGTTATGCCTAATGAGAAGACATATAAACAGACTGTTTTCCTCTCTGCTGAGCAATTAGCTCTTATAGAGTCATCAGTTGCTAAGGAGGCCCTGCTTTAATTGTAGGGCTTTATGTTTTTGGTGCTTGCATTCGGAAAGCAAGTTAAATGTCAATGTAGACGCAGCCAGAGTGCCATTGTAGCGGGCTGGTACTCAAGTGTTATATTGAATAATTAAAAGCTACAAGAAAGGATTAAAGCAAGTTATGAAGCTTATTGAAGCAGCTGACGCTACTAGCATCATTACGACAGTTATCGGGTACTTTACTCAAAACTGGCCTGCTCTTGCAATTTTGATCGGCTTCGGCGTTGGTCTGAAGTTGTTCCGCAGCTTTGGCAATCGTGGCCTTAAAGGTCGTTTCTAGTAGTTCGCGGGGTATACGACTCCCACCACACGTGTACCCCGCACCTTGCTTATTAAATATATGAAGACTATAGAGATTGTACAATTAATAACTCAGACTCTATCCGCTAATTTTTCTTCACTTCTGGCGATTGTTGCTGTAGGTGCTGGGGTCAAAATAGTTTTAGATATTGTTTTTAAGTCGTTATATTCTGTTACTAATTCTAGATAGGAGTTCTTATGTCATCAATGGAGTTACAAACAATTTTAGATAAGTTTCTTGTAAAATTTTTTGTTATTCTATTTTCTGCTTTTATTTGTTGGTATCTTATTCGCCGAATTAGCTATTCAGGGGGTGATAAATAAATGAACTCTAGCGATATTGTCAATTTAATTTATAACGCTATTACTCTTTTCGCATTGGGATTCTGTGTTTATTTTCTTTATACTGACTTGTTTAAGAATAGGGGTAATAAAAAATGATGATGCTTTTCGCCCTGTTTTCTATTTTTTTACTGGTTATAGTTGTTTTTTCGATTGATGAAGAGAAAGAATATCAGACTTATTTAAGAGAGAAGCTTAAAAATGAAGATAAATAAAAGAATTTTTTATGCTTTGTCTTCTTTTCTGATTTTGGGCTATTCTGTTTTTTCGCCGTTTTATAAAGTTTCTGCTTTAGAGAAAAAAGATGATCTTCCCGCTTTTAATGAAACTAAGGATATTTCTCTTAAGTTTGGTAGTTATTCTTCTGGTGATCTAACTTATACGTGGTATAATTTTTTATTCAATAAAAAGAAGGATGACAGTTTTAATTATGTTTGGGATTGTCCTGTCTTGACTAGAGATCAAGCTAAGTCAAGTTTTGATAAAGCTGTGGCCAACAATGAAGGCTGGCTTATTACTCAGAAAGAGTACTTATTCAATTCTGCTTCTCAAGGTGAAAAGACTCCTGTCAAAACTTTGCAATTTTATTGGTCTGAGAAGAAGTTGAATAAGCAGTTATTAAAATATAATAAGGGAGATGGTTATTATTGGCAGTTTAATGATTTTATCTCTAATGGTATTTATTATCTGAGTTTACATTATGATGATAGTGGCCGTGTTCGTATTGGATGCTATGATATACAGTCTTTTACAAAAGATTATTCTAAGTTGACTGCTGTTCTATCTGCTACTAATGAAAATATTAGTCTAGCTGCTCAGGAAAAAGGTTATTATAGTAAGATTTCTACTTTAATAAATACATTTCCTTATGAAGTTGATAAAGCTACTATAGGTGATAAAGATATTTCCATTCGTGACGCTTATCAGCAGACTTTATATCCGCACTTTGAATATGATTTAAAGTATTTAAAACTTAAATTGCATCATCTTAAAAAAGAGGACTCTATAAAGTTTCCTGATGCCTGGGCTAGTTTTGACAATAAGAAAGGCTATTATATTGCGGATAAGTCTGACTATTATGTCCAATTTACTGTTCAAAAGCGTAAAGGTGGTGATGTTATTCAAAATGGATTGCAGTATATAAAAGCGGATGGATCTTTTGAGGTCGATTTACCTTCATTAGATGAGTATTCTGTTACTGCTAATTATACTACTAAGGTTTGTTATGCTTACTCTTATGATAGAGATAAAACTATAACGCCTGCTGAGGGTGATTATTGTTTCTATACGCCACCAGATGAGAAGCAGGATCTTAAGTATGGCCAACGCACTGCTTATATAAAAGCAGATGGTTCTGTGAAAAATGGTAGTACTTTGGGTCTAGTTTGTAATGATGGATTTTGTTCTGAATTAAAACAGAAGCCTAAGTATGAAGACTGTTCTGTATATGATTATAATTTTAATGGATTAAAAATACCGTCTTTTGGTTCTGTTGCCTGTGCTATACGTAATTCTTTTATTTGGTTCTTTACGGATTTTATCTTTGGTATAATTTTTCCAAAAATTGAGGATATTCAGTCTTTGTGGGATGATTTATTGAATACTATTATTGATCGATTGGGCTTTTTAGCTTTACCTTTCACTTTCATAAAAGGTGTCTTCACTACGGTACAAGCTATGACCACTACTAATAATACATGCGCATTGAGTCTTACTATTTTTGGTTCTACTGCTAATATTGAGATGTGTAAATGGCGATATCAATTACCTGCTGTTTGGTCATTTATGCAGATATTTCTTCAAGGTGGAATTGCTATTGGATTCTTATGGACATGTTACCGATTGGCTAACAGATTCTTTGGAATCTATGTAGAGGATTATGAAGAGGAAGATCACGATACTCAGTCTATACGCTGGTTTGACGAGCGTACTGGTGACCACGGTGATTGGGAGGAAAGGAGAAAGGATTAGTTTATGATAGTAATGTTTATTTTATCGTTTATCGTCGTTATCATTAAGTTTATTTTATCTCTTATATTAATTCCTGCTGCCCCATTAGTCTTTCTTAACGCTATCAATAGTGTTGTTCCTTATTTTGCCTTTCCGATCGTTGTTCTTAGGAATTATATGGGTGATACGTTCTTTACTACAATGCTTGTTATGATCGTTACTAGTATTACTGTATTTATCGCTATACGTCCTGTTCTCTGGTTCTATAACAAAGTGAGGGGTCACTAATGCCTAATATTTTACCATTTGTTTCTAAGTCTTTATCTTTCGATAAAGAAGCTATTAAAGAAAATAAACGTAACCTTAAGGATCCGGATTACTTTCGACCTTCAGGCATTCAGACTTTTTTTGGTGAACAAGGTGACGGTAAGACTATAACTCTAATTCATTTTTATAAGAAAATTGCAAAACGCTATCCGAAAGCTATTATTGTTTCTAACATTATATTAAAAGATCGTACCGCCCTTAAGTTTGATGGGTCTTTGGATAAATTAAAGTCTATTCTCTCTCGTGAAATAGATACTGTTTCTAGCTATATTTACTATTCTTCATTAGATGAATACGCTCTTGTCAATCAATGCGTCCGTAACGGTAAGTATGGCGTAATAATTATTACTGACGAATATCAAAATTATTTTTCTAACCAGGATTCTCGTAACGTTCCGCCGTGGGTGATTCATCAAGCTGCTCAGAATCGTAAACAAAAGCGGATCCACCTCGTTACCTCTCAGGATTATGATCAATTAGTAAAGGCCGTACGTCGTCGTTCGGATATTGCCTTCAAGTGCAAGTCTTTCGCTATTCCATTCGGCTTATCTGCTGGCCCTATTTTTACGGTTTATTGGGCGTTTATCGCTAAGAAGTTGGAGTTTGACAATAACGGTAAGCGTGTCGATGGCTCGCGGCCTCTCAAAATGGGATTTTTCTTCCAGTCGCAAGCGTTGCGTGATTCATACGACACCAATCAGGTTGTATTTACTGGCTCTCAGGCTGACGGCGTCTATCTCGCCTCACAGCCTACTGTCACGATAAAGAAGATTGCTGTTCCCCTTAGAAGAAGAAAGGGGGTGTTTTCCAGGTAGAAGCGACTCTCTGATCGGTGCGAAAAGCCGTGCTTTTCGCATCCGGGCGGCGTCTGTAGGTTCCGCCCGTAGGGCTACTTGATAACCCAACACTTAACAAGCGTTTATAGAGGTAAACAACACGTAAAAAATAACATATTGGGGGTATGTTTAATGAATCAATCTTTAACTGTAATTGAACACATTACGAAAGAATACCCTAATAATATGTATAAAGTCACTATTTTTAACAATCCCTTAGTTATCCCACGGCCCAGATTGGGTCACAAGCCTAATAGGGATTCTGAGAAGCCGTCAGATAAAGCTATTGAAGAGTCTTTACGCCGTACCCGCACAACTATTTTTGATTATGCCTTATCTAACAACTTCTCTTACTTTGTTACTTTTACTTTCAATCCTAAGAAGGTCGATAGATATTCTATAGAAGCTACTTTTAATACTATGAAGTATTGGCTCAATCGTCAAAAAAAGCACTCTCCTGATTTTGCATACGTGATCGTACCAGAGTTCCATAAGGATGGTGCTATCCACTTCCATGCTTTAATTCGTGATTATAACGCCGAATTAAAGTCTACTAATGTTTTTCAGAATGGTAAACGTGTTTATAACCTTACAGGTTTTACTGCTGGATTTACAAACGCTCAGAAGCTCGATGACGATCAAACTAAGGCCGCGGCTTATCTCACTAAGTATATTACTAAGGATATGCTCAATCGATTCAATAAACGCCGCTATTGGGCTTCTAAGAATCTATGCAAGCCTGTAAAGCGTTATGAATCATTATCTGAATTAGGGTTGGATCCGTATATCTTTGATGACAATTTAGTCTTCTCTTCTGATCAGTATAATTTATCTGTTTATCAATTCAAGCGTAATCCGGATATCGATTCTATTTATGATCTATTGATCGATAGAGATACACCTACTTTGGCGTCTACTATTCCTATTGGCATCAGACTTCGTCAAGCATCATTACCTACCGTCTTCAAGCAGACTCGCCCTCTTCCACCTTAATTTTTTGTTTTTAGATAGTCTTCTATAATTTTCTTTATCTCTGTAGTTTTATTATAGATTCCTATTGTACAGAATGCTGCCATTACTATTATTACAACCACTAGAAATGCTATTAGCACTACTATTGCAATTATAATTTCTAGTTGATTTAGGTTTAATTCCATGTTTATTACCTTTTTTTTATTTAGTTTTATCTATAGGTGCATTATATAACATAAATTGGAGGGTAGAAAGTGTTTTTTTATGAAGATATCTGAAGCTTTTAAGCTTTATATTTGCGATTATGTATTAAGGGCTGGTAAGTCTATTAATACTGAATCTAGTTATTTAAATATCAGTAAATCCTTGATCTCATTCTTTGGAGATGTAGATATTGAAAGTTTATCTTTTTCGGATTTTAGAGATTGGCATAACTTTGTTTCATCTCGATGGAGATCTAATACCGTTCGTAATGCTATCTCTTGCATTCGTATGGTTTTAAAGATGACCGCAAGGAGAGGGTTTAATGTTATGGATTATGAAGAGTTAGTTGTCCCTAAGCGTGAGAAATATATTATTCAATACTTATTACCAGAGGAGATTGAGGAGTTTATTTCTGTTGCCTCTCGTCAATGTAGAGGATATGGATCCATGAATCGATTGCGCAACATTGCAATATTGCGTTTGTTGGCCGCATCGGGTATTCGTGTTTCTGAGTTAGTATCCTTGAATCGCAATAGTATTCGTCATCGGAAATTTACGGTCATCGGAAAGAGTAAGAGTCCTCGTGTTGTTTTTATTGATGGAGTTACTGAAGATGCTATAAATAATTATTTAGCTTGTCGCACTGATGACAATCCCGCCCTCTTTATTTCTCATCAAGGCGATCGATCTCGTCTTACTACTGGCGGTGTTCGTCGTATATTTGAATCTATTTGTGATAATTCAGACTTTATTAATGTAACCCCTCATACTATTCGCCATTCGTTTGCTACAATGCTTTTAGATAAAGGTATTGAATTATGCTATATTTCGGATTTACTGGGTCATCAGAGTTTGGATACGACGCGTATTTATACACACTATACTAATACAAAATTACAACATATTTATGATTCAGTTATGACTTAAATGTGTTATTATATATGTAGTTAGTAACTTTTACAGAGCGCTTCATTGACGTTGAAGAGGTGAGAGGTTCGAATCCTCTATTGCCCACCAGATACGA